ATATGTCAGTAGAAGTCTTGCCTAAGTTCGATCCAAAGGCGGAACAGCCAGAAAATACAGTATTAGTAAGAATGACTAGAGATAACTTTAGGTATGATATTATGGGATTTACGTTCACAAAAGAACATCCATTTATTGCAATGAGTAACGAAACAGCTCAAGAAATTTTTGATAAGGAGGAGGGCTTTAGATTAGCAACTCCAAGGGAAGTCCAGGAGTACTACAACTAGTCTAGCCTTTTAAATGGCAGAGATATTAATAAATTCACAATCTCCAATAACGCACAGCGTATTTTGGAACGGAGACCTGGTTCAGGCTGATTCTCTTCCAACAGTAAAGCTGTTTGACGTTACTGATGACCCAGCAATATCTCCTTCAATTAGTCCAACACAAATATTAGCTGTACTTAATTCAGTTGCAGATGAAAATAATCCTGGAACATATGTAGTGTATATTCCTTATTCTTATACTAGCAGAAACAGAACTTTAAGACTTCAGTGGGAATATCAAGTCAATGGAACTAACGTTGCCAGAAAAGATGAAGTTTATGTAGTCACCCCATATGTAGATTTTAACCATGTTCAGGATTTAGGATTTAGCACTGATTCTTCTGATCCAAATTACAAATCTTATAAAGAATTGATAAGAGCAGAAAAATATGCAAGAAAACAAATAGAGCAGTACACTGGACAAAAATTTTATCTATATGATGATCTATATGTGGTTTATGGCTATGGATCAGATATCCTTCCAGTTCCAGCAAAGATTAATCAGGTTCACGAACTTTATGCAAGGGATATACTTTTAATAGATAACATAAATGAAATTAATAACTGGAACTATCCAGTTGAGATTTCTGAGAGCGGATATGGAATTAAAATTAATAGAGCAGGTCAGTTAGATAATACTGTATATGTTGCAAATGGTCTAGTCCCTCCTAGCATACATGATTATTCTGGAGTATTTCAAGACGGAGTCCCATATAAAATTCAAGGCAGATTTGGGTGGGATAACGTACCAGACAACGTAGAGCTTGCTGCAATAGAATTAATGAAAGACTATTTTTCTAAAGATACTATGTGGAGAAATAAGTATGTAAAGTCTATCTCAACATTTGACTGGGACTTTGAATATACAGGAGAAGCATATGCTGGCACTGGTAACTCTTATGCAGATCGTCTTCTAGCAGAATATGTCTTAACAACTAAAGTAGAGATTATATAATGAACAGCATCGTAGACTCTGTCTTGTCTATGAACTTAGATGTATATAGACAGTCTGAGATTCAAGATCCTGATACAGGAGCAATAGTAAGAGAATGGAACTACTACAAAACTGTTCCATGTCATGCTAAGGGAGTAATTAGCAACTCTGCAACTACACGCTCTAGCGACAAACAAATATTTTCAAATAAATATTTAAACGATCAAGTTATTCAGGTTAGAACCGCAGAAAAATTAACCGCCAGAGAAAAGGTTACAAACATTAGAGACTCTGAAGGCAACACAATATGGAATGAAATTAATTACCCAAATGAAACTCCAACAGTATTTGAGGTCATGGGAACAACACCAGTAACCGATCCATTTGGGCGTGTTATTGCATACAACTCATCTATGAAGAGATCGGAGAACCAGCAAATTGGACAATAGCGGACTACTGGTTCAAGCATCAAGCGGACTTGAAAGAATGATGTATTCAAATCAAAGCGGACCTTTAAAAGATAGCACAGTTGCTCAGATATCAGCATATGTATATTATGAAGCAGCAGTAATATCTAAACTTACAACTAACTCTCAATTCAAAGCTTTATTCACAAAAACAATGTTTGATCAGATAAACACAGACTTTGGAAATTATATTGATGCACTTGCTAGATCAAAGCCTAAATCTTTACACCATGTTTATGAATGGAAGAAGGCTGGAAATAAAACAGCAAGACTTTTTAAATTAAATAAAATATCAGAAGACGGACTATCATTTAGAGTCAATTATGAATTTATGCCTTCTCGATCTATGGTGCCTGCTCCAACTGGAAGACGCAGACATATGTTTGCAAATAAAGCTTCAGTAATGGAAGAAGGAAAGCCATTAGTTATTAGACCTAAAAATGCAGAAAGATTAGTTTTTGAGATTGATGGAGAAACAGTATTTATGCCTAAAGGTAAATCGGTAACGGTTAGACGACCTGGAGGATCTGCCTCTACTAATCAATTCACACTTGCACACTCAAGATTTTTTAGCGGAAGACTGGTAAATGAGTCAATTAAGAAGTCTGGATTTCAAAAGATATTTAACTCAAGCATTACCAAAGCTCTTAGCGTCCCTTCTAATATTAAGAAGGTTCAGTATTCCTTTTCTCCAAACCTAATTAGATCTCAGGCAGATGCCGCATTAACCGCTTCATTTGGAGGTGCACTATGACAGCTAATTATAAATTAGATGCGATGCTAGAGCTTCGTAAATATCTATGGAAAGAGTTATATACCCGCAACATATTTGATGAGGAAGAGTACTGGTCAGATAATTTAAATGAGAATATAATTCCAATTATTCCAGTTCAGCAAGCAGCCGAAATGAATCAGTTCTTGAGCGGAAAGAAACATATTGTCTATGACAAGATAGGGTTATCATACGAAGATAATTGGCTCATCTGCTGTGAGCAGGTAATGTTTACCTTATACTCCACATCTGTAGCCGAAATAAATGAGATAAGAAATTACATGACAGATGAGTTTAGAAGGATGGATGAGTCTGCTAGGGATATCAATAGATGGACAGGATTGTCAGATAAATTTAAATTCCACAGCATTTGGGTGGCAGATATATCTCCAACCGCCCCATCAGAAGAGCTTCAGGGATTCTTTTCCGCAGAGGTCATATTAGAGGTCAAGTATTCTAGAATTACAGATGAGGTAGGCAGGTTCCTTTAGGGTTTGCCTTTTTACCTATTATGGAATAAACTTATCCTAAGAGGAAAGAAGCCTAGCCAGCTTTAATTTAAGATTTTAACATATATATATATATATTGAAATATAGGAGGTAAGAAAACTATGGCACAATCCGTAGGTAATGCTAAAAATATTCTCGTCGGTGCATCTCCGTTGTTCTTGTCAACAATTGACGTTAACGACTCAGATTACATCACAAACGCAGAAGCAGGCGTAGCAATTGCATCAGGCGCAGGAACAGTAGGCGTCCCAGCATTTGCAACAGGCGTATCATACACATCAACACTAAATGCTGTTGATCAGGAAGCAGGAAAGTTTGGATATCGTAACGTTGGTTTTACTAACAACGGTCTTCAGATCACCTATAACCCAACATACGATTCAGTAACCGTTGACCAGTTGCTTGATACAGCTAAGCTGTTCAAGTCTGCGATGGAAGTTATGATTGCAACAGAAATGTCAGAAGGTACTCTCGAGAATATCGCAGCAGTATTTGGACAGGCAGCATCAACTCTTTCAACAACAGGAACTGGAACAGGAAAGAAAGACACTCTCGGTCTAGAGGCAGGTGCACTTGGTGCAGCTCCAACAGAGCGTCAGCTAATTGCAGTTGGACAGGCTCCAACAGCGTCTTCAACAACATCTGAGCGTGTATATTATGCACGTCGTGTATTGTCAGTACAACAGTCACAATTCTCACTTGCTCGTACAACTCCAACCACATTCCCAGTAACATTCCGTCTTCTACCAGATGCTGCTTATGCAGGATCTGAATACGGTAAGATTATTGACCGTGTCTTGGTAGCATAATAGATTTAATTTATTAGCTATTCTGTAAAACCCCCAATTTATTGGGGGTTTTACGTTTGTATTAGTATATTCTTTTTAGTATAATGATTATGAATAGATCCTAGGAGGACCTAAATTGGCAACAACAGTATATAACGTAGAAGAGGTACAGCTACAAAACGGACAGACCGTAAAGCTTAAGCCACTCTCAATTAAAGAACTTCGTAAGTTCATGATCGCAATCAAGAAAACTGGGGAGTCCCAGACAGAAGATGAAACTCTAAATATCCTAATTGATGCATGTGCAATTGCACTAGAAAAACAGTTACCAGAGTTGGTAGCAGACAGAGAAGCATTTGAAGATGCAATCGACGTTCCAACAATGAACCGCATTCTTGAAGTTTGCGGAGGAATTAAACTTGACGACCCAAACCTACTAGCGGCAGCGGTTCTGGCTGGTCAGAACTAGACTTAGCCGCTTTAGAAGGAGAAGTTTTTCTTTTAGGACATTGGAAAAATTACGATGAACTTGAAGAAAGCTTATCAATGCCAGAACTTATAAATACTTTAAAAGCTTTAAAGAAGAAAGATCACGAAGACAAAAAGTTCTTTGCATCTTTAAAGGGAGTAGAGATAGGTGACTATCAAGAAGATGGGAACACTGGTTCTAGTTTTGAAGAGATAGAGTTGAGAGCAGCAGGAATACATGCTAATCCCAACGATGTTGTTTCACTACAAGGAAGATTTGCAGCTCAGGCTGGATTCGGAATTGGAGAAGGACTAGGATACACAAAGGAGTAACTTAAATATAAATGGCTGAAGAAACAATTAGTACCCGAATAGTCGCTAATGCCGACTTCTCAGCCCTTATTGCCGATGTGCATAAGGTTACTGCCAGCCTATCTAAATTACAAGAACAATTAGCTAACTCTAATAAGATGATGGCAAATCAGATTGCCGTCATGAACAGGTCTTTTGCGGACACTCTAAGAAGCACAGGCCAGTTCTCCACACACTTTGTAAGCCTACAATCAGATGTAGAAAAATTTGGTAAAAATCTAGATGGCGGAAAATTAAAGTTAAATCAATACTTTAATACATTTAGAGATCATGCTAGAACATCTGGCGGACTTATAAGAGAGTTAGCAAAACAGCAAGTAGCCTTACAGAACTCAGTATTACAACCGCTAGGCAGAAACGCACAAGGACTAATGCAGTTCAATGTGCATGTTCCAAGAGGGCTAGATGAAGTAAAAAATAAATCAGCAATACTAAGACAGGAAATGCAAATTCTGAATAAGGTTATTCAGGATGGTGCAACTGGACTTATTAACTGGGGTAAAAATACTCAGTGGGCAGGTCGTCAGTTAACAGTCGGATTAACTGTTCCTCTTGTAGCATTTGGAGCACAAGCTGCTAAAGCATTTAGAGAAGCAGACCAGGAGCTAGTTCGTTTAACTAAGGTTTATGGAGATGTTGCAGGAACATCAGCAGCAGAACTAGGCAGAGTTAGAAAAGAAGTATCTGCTACAGCAAAAGAAATTTCTTCGGCGATGGGTGTTTCATTTAAAGAAACTATTGGACTTGCGGCTGATATTGCAGCAACTGGTAAAACTGGAGATGAGCTATTAGGCTCAATTAAAGAAACAACAAGACTTGCAGTACTTGGTGAAGTAGACAGACAAGAAGCCATGAAAGCAACATTGGCTATTCAGTCTGCATTTAAACAAAATACAGATGAGCTTTCACAATCAATTAACTTTCTTAACGCAGTTGAAAACCAAACTTCTACAACTCTTAACGATTTAGTAGAAGCTATTCCAAAAGCTGGTCCAGTAATTCAAGGATTAGGCGGAAGTGTACAGGATCTTGCACTATATCTAACTGCTATGCGTGAAGGTGGTATTAATGCATCAGAAGGTGCAAATGCTTTAAAGTCAGCCCTTGCATCTTTAATTAACCCAACAGATGTTGCCGTAGGTAAATTTCAATCATTAGGTATAGATCTTTTAGGAATTGTAAATAATAACGCTGGTAATCTAACTGGCACATTGATGGCTCTGCAAGGAGCATTAGACAACTTAGATCCGCTTCAAAAACAACAGGCAATCGAGCAATTGTTTGGTAAGTTCCAGTTCTCAAGACTTAACGCTTTGTTTGAAAACTTAGGAAGACAAGGAAGCCAGACTTTACAAGTATTAGATCTCATGAAAGCATCTACTGGAGAACTAGCCTCTGTGGCAGACCGAGAGTTGGCGGCAGTAACAGAATCAGCATCTGGTAAATACCGTAGAGCGATAGAAAGTTTAAGAGCGTCATTAGCTGAAGTTGGAGAACAGTTCCTTCAGATTAATACAGTTTTAATTCAAGTTATTGACAAGGTTGTCCAGTTTGCTAATAATCTTCCAGGACCAGTAAAACAAGTACTGGCCTTGGCTGGAGGATTTACAGCAATCATTGGACCAGTAATTATGTTAACTGGTGTACTTGCTAACTTCTTCGGCTATTTGCTAAAGGGCGCATTTGCCATGAAGTCATTCCTTAAGGGTGGAGAGGGATGGAAATATTTAACTCCAGAAATGTTGGCGGCAGAAAAAGCTGGAAGATTAGTTGAACAATCATTTTATAGCGATGCCAAAGCAGCGGCGGTACTACAACAGGCACTTAGAAACCTTCTAGATGAATTTGCATTACTAGAAGCAAAAGCAAAATCAGGAGCAATGTCAGTCAATCCAGCAGTATCAACAATGGCTGGAAGCATGATAGTAGGCGGACAAAGAATAGTAAATCCACAGCATCCTCTCGCAGGTGAACAAGGAACAAGAGCAAGTTCTCATATGGTTCCAAGATCTGGCATGAGCGAAGCACAGAGATTACAACAAACAATGTTTGGTATGGTTCCAGGATCAATTCCTGTAAATCAAAGAATCGGCCAGAACCCACAAATTTATATGAACGAGCCTTTGCCAAACGTACCTGGCCTAACAACAATTAAGGGTGTATCAACAGGTATTGTTTCTGGCGAAGCCGCTAGGTGGCATGCAATGATGGCTACTCTTGGTATGCAGTCAAAGGCAGAAATTGAAACATTAAAGAAAACAATAGCAGCAACTGGAACTGTAAGCAAAGAATTTATGATGCAGTTTGACGATATTCTACCAGTTGTTTCAAGACTTACAGACAATGCCGCAAGAGAGTCTGCAATGATTGTAGCAGAACTTCGTGCAGGTAAGTTAACAGTAGAGGCTGCTAGAGCAAAGATTGTAGCACTTAATCTGCAAACTGAGCAAATGATTGCTTCTTCTGTTTCCGCCTCGGCGGCTTCAATGGGAAGAACAATTAATCCAACAATGGTTCCTACATTAAATCAACCAGTTGTAGATCCTACTGGTAAGTCTAATATGAGAGAGCTATTTAAAAAAGGTAAGACAAGAGATTTTATTAATAGAATTGCTGGCGTACTTGGAGTAAGAACATCTGGCGCTGGATATAACGTTGAGACAACTATACCTAAAAAGTTTAATAGGGGAAACATTGTTCCAGGATCTGGAAATACAGACACTGTTCCTGCAATGCTTACCCCTGGAGAGTTTGTTGTAAATAAAGAAGCAACTCAAAAAAATAGACCTTTGCTAGAAGCAATAAATAGTAGCACTCAGGGTGGCCTTGCTACAGTTGGAAGAGGCAATTATGGAAAGACCTCTGTCATGGCTGATTATAGTAGCAGTGATTTAGATATGCTATATCAATATTTAGATAATTTAACAGATGGCGACGCTTATCAAGAAAGATTTAGACAAAATTCAATTTTAAATGATGCAACTGCTTTATTAAGCTCAGGTAAAGTTAAAGATATAGATGACGCAATAAATATTGCCCGTAAAGATGTTGATCAAGCGCTAAAGCTTTCTCAAGGTGATGAAATAATATATCGTCAAATAAGAGATGTTCAAGCTAGAAAGAGAGGAATGAACACTGGAGTTATTGGTAAAAGAGCTGGAACAGATGCAAAGGTTAGAGACAGTATAGCAAGAGCATTAGCAAATAGGGGCTACACACAAATTCAACCATTTGCAGATAGAGCACACTTATCTTCAGTAGCATATTCAGAAACAAATAGAGGATATTACGGACAGGCAGCACACGATAGATGGAATAGATTTTCTAATACATTGTCTCAAAGAATTCCAGAAATTCCAGATAGAGTTCCTGTTTCTGGTCCTAGTGCAATGCTTAGAGCTGACATGATTGCAAAAACTCTTGGTTTTGAGGACTATGACGATATGTTAATTAGAAGAGGAGATGTTAATGAAATTGCTAAAACTGGCAAAGCTCCTAAAGGAAAACCAGCACCTATTGGTATATTTAGATTCTTAAGAGGCGGCGCAGAAGCCGCTGTCGGCGTTGCAAGTCGTGGAAGAATTAGAATGAATGCTGGAGGAATGGTTCCAGCACAAAACGGACAAAAGTATAATATGGGCGGAATGGTTCAAGGATACAATCGTGGCGGATTTGCCAGAAGCCTGCTTGGCAGCGCTGCAATTATTGGCGGCGGTCAAATGCTTGGAAATCAAGTTGGCGGCGGACTTGGAACTGCTATATCATTTGGTTCTTCTATATTAGGATCTATGGTCGGATTCGGAGGAATGGGTGGCAGAGGAGATAAAACAGGTCCTGGATTCTTATCAAGACAATTAGAAAGAGCAGTAGGTCCTGACACAGCTGGTAAATTAAAAACACCAATTGGTCCACTTAATAGTTTGTCTACAGCAAGCAAAGGGCTTGCAGGAAACCTTAGCGGAATTGCTAAAGTATTTGGTCCTGTATTAAGAGGATTTTCAACATTATTAAGACTTACTAGTCCTTTAGGATTAGCAATTACTGGCGTTACCGCCGCCATTGGATTCTTCATTAAGGCTCAAAAAGAAAAGGCTGCCGCATTAGAACTTGGAAGACAAGCATTTGGTATGGATGCTGCTGCTGCAGAAAAAGCAGGATTTAAATATACAGATTATAATACAAAGATTAAAGCTGCAATTGAAGATGCTCAAGCATTAAAAGAAAAAAACATGATGGTTTATGAAAGCATGACAAAAGCTAATGTTCCAATAAATATGACTATCGAGCAGTATAAAAAGCTTAAAGAGCAAGTTAAATCAACTATGGGTAGCTACATAGATTTGTTTAGTCAGACAGATAGAAAAGATGTTGGTCAAGTTGCTATTCAACTAAAAGCACAATTTATGGCTGCTGGAGATACAGCAGAAGTTGCCGCTGCTAAAATATTTACAATGATTAAGCAATCTGAAAATGCTAATATGGCAGCTTCAGCAATTAGCTCTAATGCCTTCCAAAGCATTCAAAATATGGAGCAGGCTTCTGCCCAGACAGTAAAGACATTTGAAGCAGCAATGAAAACTGGAGATGCTGAATCTCAGGCCAGAGCTTTGCATACTACATTTATGGCAATGGATGCTACCTTAGAAGAAACTATTGCAAATCAAAAGAAGCTTGGCGAAGAAGGAAAGGCAACTGCAGATCAGGTAGGTAGTGCAATACAACAAAAGCTAGATAAAATGAATGAATCATTTGGCAAGCAAGCAAATTTATCAAAAGATGTTATTAATGAATTAGGTAAAACAGACCCATTGTTAGCAGGCATGTTAAACGATACAGATACACTAAATAGCGCCTGGGCTAAATATAGATTAGTTCTTCAGGGAGTAGTTCTTGATTTTGAAAACATGACTGGAGAAGCAGCAATAGCTGCTGTTTCTTTAAACGAAATAGTTAAAGCTCAAGTTCAATTAAATCCTTCTGTCGCTGCTGCAAATAAATCATATGCTGGTATGACTGCTAGAATTAAAGAGCTTGAAAAAGCCCAAAGAGGCCAGTCTGTTAAAGCTCAATATAATGCTAAAGAAGAATCAGCTAGATTACAAAAACAAATTGCAGAAATTAAAAAGGCTGCACAAGAAAAAATTGATGGAATTCGTAGAGCAACTGAGGCAGAAAATACTCAGCTAGAAATTCAAAAAGCTCAACTAAGAGCTCAGCAGGCCCTTATCCAAGGCAATATGACTGCATATGCTGAAGAGCAAATGACTGTTGAGCAATTAATGAATGAGGCTAATCGTAAAGACGCAGAAGAAGCAATTATAGCTAAAGCAGAAATTGACATTAAACCTCTTCAAGATGCACTTGATGCTATAGCAGATAAGAATGACAAGGCTGCGAAGAAGGCAGCACTTGCGGGAGATAGTTTGGCAGATCTTAGAACTAAGGCTAATGACTATAATACTAAGCTTCAAGAGTATACAACTAATTTAAATACTTTAATGTTTAAATATATAACAGACGTTAACTTTGCAGAAAGTAAAGAATATAAAGCAGCTTTAAAATCTTTAGATGACTTAGGAACAAAATTAAATATTAAGACTCCAGCAAAAGATATTGTCGGTGAGCTTGCCAATTCATTAAAGAATGGAATTAATGCAGCACAAGTGACAATTTATACAGACCAAATTAATGATGGAAAGATGAGAGACTATCGTGGCGCAGGAGGACTTGAAAAAATGCAGAAAGCTCTTCTTGCTGGAAACGCTAATAATGAAACCTATACAAATCCTTATGATAAGAGTGGAAAGCTTGTTGAAAAAGCTAGAGAAGCAATTATTGAAGCAGAGCAGCTAAGCTCTGGAGATATTTTTTATGACTCTAACGGAAACAAATATAAGATTTCAAAGAAAAAAATATTAGGTTTACCTATTGGAGAAAAGCAAGCTGTATTACAAAGTGCAATGGGCGGTGCAGTAAGAAAGTATGGAGATGGATCAATGGGCGGAGTTTGGGGTCCAGGAACATATAACTCAGATTCAATTCCAGCAATGCTTTCAAACGGTGAGTATGTATTAAATGCAGCGGCTACTCAAAAGTTTGGAATTCCTTTATTAGATCAAATGAATGGGTCATATAATATACCTTCTTCAACTAAATCTATGGGCACAAATATAATTAATAGCCCAAGTAGCAATAACGTATATAATATAGAGATTGCTTTAAATGGAACAAACGTCACAGCAGATGATGTTATAAATAGAATGAAACGAGAGATGGCTTTGGTTAACGCTAAAGAAGGAATAAATAGAAGGGTTGGTGCCTAACCATGACTACATATCTACCTAGAGGTTCGGTACTTAGTATAGAGGCTAAAGACCTTCTTGCCACCCCAGAAGGAACCACTAAGATTTGGAATAAAATTACTGAGCATAATCGTTCAGACATTAGCATATCTATAGAAAGAATTGAAAGAACCGTAAGAACCTCTAATGGCACATTAAGAAAAAATCATATAGCAGATAAGAGAAGGTTCTCAATGTCTTGGACTATGCTACCATCATATCGATCACTAACTGTTGACGGAGGCTGGGGAGCGGAAGATTTAAGATCTTTCTATCTAAGCGATGACGGTAAAAAAGAATTTAACATAAGAGTTAATTTAGCTAAAGGCGGAGCAGACACATCTTCATCTGGTGCAACATATACGCCAACTATGGCAAAAACATCGTCAGAATTATATACGGTGGTATTTGGAGGCTGTAATTTTTCAGTTGTAAAACGTGGTCTACAGCCACACTGGAATGTTTCTATTGAACTGGAAGAGGTATAATGATTTCGTCTCCAACGGTTAAAACGCTTATTGAGCAAAATACTACAATACAAACTAACGTAGGTTGCACTATTGAATATAACATGAACTCAATGGTTGACAACATTTCCGTTACTGGAACAGATTATGTTAGAGCAGATGGCGCTAAGCCTTACCAAAAACTATTTCCAGCATCATCTGTTGTTAAAGCATTTAGGCCAATAGGGGCGGGAGTCAAGTACGGCATATTTGGAGATGTAACTACTAATACTTGGAAAGATCCTAAGAAGGTAGAGTATCCATTAAATTTTAGAACCTATTATCCTGGCATAGATACATACTACAAATACTGGGTATCTCAAAAAGGCGTAGGCGCAAATATATCAATAACATACCCTCAAGCAGTTTTAACTAATAAAATTGTTGTTAGATTTGAGATATCTCATTCTATTCCTGCAACATGGACTGTATATAAAGAGGGAGACTCAGTTCTTGCAACAGGCACAAGCGATACAATAAAACCTTTTACAACTAGCGGAACAAAGAATTATGATGCTGGAACATTAACTCTTTATTATAATGGCACTACATGGGTAACCACAGAGCCTGCAACAATTGCAGCGCCAGTATCTATAACAGCCTTAAAGCTAATAACAGCAGGCGTTACTAATGCCCACGTCGGAGTAATTGAAGTTTCTCCTAGATGGATAACAGATTTAACAGAACATATTGTAGATTTTTCTATAGCAAAAGAATCATCTACAAGTGCTGACGACATTTTGCCAGTAGGAAAGGTTTCAGCAAATTCAATTTCTATGGGATTGGTATCATATGAAGCCACTAGAAAAATTATTACATATGAAAAGGGAACGGCATTTGACTCATCTAAGTTATATATGTATAAGTCCGTAGAGCTAAAACCATATATAAAAGTATATAATTCTGGAGCACCATACACAGACTCAAAGGGTCAATATGAAAAAGTAAATCAAGGAACATTCTATATTGATAACTGGAGCACATCAGAGTTTGGCGATATATCTCTAGATGCACTAGATGGAGCAAAGTATTTGCAGGATCTAATTTGTCCTGGAATGGTATCTAAAGATACAACTGCAGTAGGAATTATTAGAAGGCTTCTAGACAATGTTGGATTTACTAATTATAACGTAAACTATAAAACAAAGGTTGAGAATGGGGCAACAGTAATAGATGATCAATCTATTCTTAGCCCAATCTATTGGTGGACAGATGATGGCGAAAGCGTATGGAATGCTATTCAAGAACTATGCAGAGACTCTCAAATGGTCGCTACGTTTGACGAAAACAACATTCTTCAATTTTATACTAGAGACTATCTTTTTAATCAATCAACAGCACATTGGAATTTTAAATACGCAAAAGACGGAAGCATTCTTCCTAACATTATGTCTTTACAGAAAAAAGATTTGCCAGCAGTAAATCAAGTAAAGGTTTTGTGGAATCCAGTAACATCTAGCCAATTAATTGGAGATGGTCAACCTCTGTGGAAATCTGGAACATCCTACCTTGGAGCATATTCTTTAGTGGCAGATATTCCAGCTAGCACAAGCGGTGGCGGAGCAGGAACAGAAATAAAGTTATTTCCAATAACAGTAAACCTGGATCTTCAACAGATCATATATAACTACGCTGGATACTTGGTTATAGACTCTGAAATTATAGAGTATGACGCAATAGAGTATCAGTATTTAGATTCTCAAGGATTACTAAAATATACTTGGGTTACTCAAATTTCTGATTTACAAAAAATAGCTAATAACTTAGACCTTACTAGATCAGCCAACGAAATAATTAAACAGACTGGAAAAGTTAGGGTAAAAACTAGAGGCGCATTTGGAACTAGTGCAGTGGCTCACGCAAAAGATGGATCAATAATTGGATGGAATGGGTTTGATAATACTCTTAGATCTAGTGGTGAAACTTTGCCAGCAGTAAGTCAACCTAAAACTGTTACTTCTGCTACAGCATCAATTCCTTCATTATTACAAACACCGCCTCAATCAGAAGAGCTGACAGTTGGCTCTAAAGTAATTCAAAAATCTTTATTGCAGATAACTGCTCTAGGATCTGAAAAGGAACAAAGTAAACAATATTCAATTGCTGTAAAAAATATGGGAATATCAACTTCAAGCAATTACTATAATTTTGGAACAGGTTTATTCTTCAAGGGAACAAAAGATAATACTAGGGGTTCTGGGGGTATAGCATTCTTTACAAGTCCGAACGGATTAGATGGGTATTACGTTAAACTAGAAACAACAAGCAATCAACCAGAGAGCGGATCAGACAGACCACTATCAATTTTTAAAGTAAAGAATGGAATAATAACCAATTTACAAGATAGCCAAACAGATAAAACTAAGTCTTTGGCATATTTAGCACAGGGGGTATCTTATAAAGTAGATATCCGTGTACAGGTTAAAAATTCAGTTGTTTCTATAGATGCCTATATAAACAATTTTAAAGTAACAGCAGTTGACTCATCAGACATAATTTCTCCAACAAGTAATATTGCTGTTTTTTCAAATTCTAATTCCACATTTTTTGACTACGTTTATTCTATTCCTCTTAACGAGCAGCAGTATACAGACGGAGTAATAGCAAATCAATATTCTGGAAGATTTGGATCTACCACTTTAGACTTTTTATATGGAGACAAGCTGTCCAGCGGATTTGAAAATAGCGGAATATCTGGTGGGGCGGTAGACGAATTTGGAACAGTTGCTAGAGAGCTTTTAAAGGTAAATATTAAATATGACTCAAGGCCAGCCTTTCCAATTATAACCAGCCTTGGCCTAAATCAATTTGTGGAACTTCTTGGGTATAGACTAAATTCTTTTGGAGCAGAGGTTTACGTTTTAAATAACGCTGGAACATTTATACCACTAGATGACTCCAGGTTTGCTTCATTTAGTGTTATCGGGAATACTCTAGTTCAATCTGGTCAAAACGAATACCTAGATAAAACAATAAATGAGTTTACAGTTCCAGAGCAAGTAACATTTGAGTCAACCTGGATTCAAAGAGAGTCCGACGCAAAAAGTTTGTCAGAATGGATTAAACTCCAATGGTCAAAAAAACAATCAGTTTGTGAATTAGAAATATTTTCTAACCCCTTGATTTGTGTAGGAGATATTGTTACAATTAACTATCCGTCTAATGGGCTAGACGGTACACAGAAATTTATAGTTTCTAGTATTAATAATTCATTTGATGGGGGGCTAAGTACCAAGATAACGACTAGATCTATTTATAGTCTATAAATGGTATAATAAAAAAATGGTATCCTCAGATAAAAGTAAGCCTTCAGTAAGTAGCCAGCCACATGGCGCCGCTATTGTTACAGTAGCTGGATCAGAACTAGATTTTTATACTAATTCAAATTATCTAGCATATGAGCAACCCCAGTTTGCGGCAGCACAAAGAGAAGGTAAGCTAGGAAATGATTTAATAGATGATCCGTTAGAAGAGGGCGATGACGAAGTAACGGGCACGGACGGAGACGGAGACGGGGACGGAGAAGGGGATAGCGATGCCGTAAAAAACTCTAGGCCAAGTCTTTCAGATATTCAAGTAATTTCAAACGAAGTGGTTTTTGATGCAGCAAATAACCCTACTGCAAAAATAGTTTTTAAAGTTAAAAATAGTAGTGGAGTAGAATTAAAAGCAGTAAACGTAAGAGTGGAGAAGAAATGATAACAAAATTTGGCAAAAGGTTTTTAACAAGCTACCTTTCTGGAAACGAATCCTTTTCAAACAAAGAGCTAGCCTTTGGTATTGGCTCTACTGCTCCTAACGTAAAGGGTAATGACACAAAGCTAGATTTTGAGTTTTATAGAATTCCAGTAGAACTATCAAGTTTTAATGTTGTGCAAAATGGCGTTGACGGAGATGGTGATCCAATATATGATTATTCTGTTACTTATAAATCAACAATACCTCAAGATATATCTGGAGTTATTTCTGAGATAGGCTTATATCCAGCAGGCAGACAATCTTTTAATAATTTTGACAGCAAATTTATCACATCATTTACAAATGAATTTAACTGGTTTGATGGGTCAACTAATCCCAGCTCACAAGCAAATACACAAAATTCTAACGGAGAGTACACGTTCTTGTCTAAAGTTAGCGACAGCATGATAGAGGTTACTGTTGCTTCAGGACAAACAAAAGAATACATTAATTCTTTAATATCAAGCGATATATCTGGATACAGTATAAATGACACAATTGCTATTGCGTATAAGAAAGCAGACAACAATGTATCTAAAATTAGAGTTAAATTTTACAGTTCTGATTTAGCATACTATTATGTAGATTTTACTCCAGAGTCTGGAACAGGAGATAAGATACAATCATTGTCTTTAGCAAATCTTTTTAATAATTATACTCCTTCTCCAAATTTGCCAGACCCATCTTCAATTATAAAAATTGGAGTAGCAACAACAGCATCAGGCGGAAGCACAACAGTATACTTTGACGCAATCAGAATTAATGACGAAGACACCTTTGATCCAGGATATGGGCTGATTAGTAGATCTGTATTATCAACTCCATTAATTAAAAAGCCTGGTAGGCCAGTAGACATAGAATATAAGTTACAGTTGGATTTTTAAATGGGACATTTAGATGAAGCCAACTGGGCAAAAAATTATCCAGATGATCTAAACAAAGACAATAAGATTAAAACTGGTCAAGATTATTTTACAATACCAGTTGTTAATTTAAAAATTGACCAGCCATATTCTTTTAATTTTCAATGGGTTTATGCAGATGGTACAGTTAGCCCATGGTCTGATGGTTTGTCTTTAACAACCGCTAAACTTCCAACACTAGCCGCACCTAAATTTTTAAATACAGATTTAAGTTATTTTAATGGTCAGTTAATTATTACTTGGAATGGGCAAGATGCAAATGGACAACCATACACTAAAGCATTTGACAGAGTAAATATATATATAAAAGATGAAACATTAGTAGGCTCCCCCTATAGGCTTGTAGGATTTTTAAAATCTGCTGGAACTATACGTGTAGCAGTTCCACCTCGTGCCCATAGTGTAAAGTTAACAGTAGTTTCAGTTGATGGAGTAGAGTCTGATTTTAGTACCGCCCAATTTGAAACACCTAAATTAATTCCAAATACTTTACCAACATCAGTAACTGGATCCTGGGTAGGCACAAATTTTAAAGTTTCTTTTACTCATAATCCAGCAGAAGAATTTTTTAATTTATATAAAGTAACACTTACAGCAGGCGGAACCTCAAAGGTTTTTGATGTAGCACCAGTTCCAGGAACTTCATCTCAATCATTTACTCTTAGCCTTTCACAAAACAGAGCGGCTTTTGGAGTACCTCAAACTTCATTTAGCGGTTCAGTAAAAACTGTTAATATATATAATAACGAAGGTTCAGAGGTTACATTCTCAGCAGTAAATTATGTAAACACATTGCCTGCAGCTACTATTTTAGCAACACCAATCAGTAATGGATATAGTGTTTCTTATACAACTCCTGCAGATGCAACATTTAATACAATAGAAATAGAAGAGGTTGAGTCAACAAGCTCAACTGCTCCAACAACTGGATTTCAAACAATATTTTCTGGATCAACCAATCCAGCAGTAGTCATTGTACCAAACACAAATAAGAGATGGGTTCGTGCAAGGTTTTCTAATAATATAGGAAGCTATGGAGTATATGGAGAAGCCGTTGCAGTTACCCCTACAAGTCCAGTTGTTGTAGATAACGATGGTCCTCCAGATGTATCATCAGTCACAACTTCTGGAGGATTAGATAACAGCGGTACAGTCGGATTTAACGGATACGCAGATATATCTTGGCCCGCAGTAACAACTGGCGGTATTCGTGGATATAGAATTCGATATAGACCAATTACTACTCCAGAATCAAGTTATTCTTATGCAGATTCTCCAGGAAGTGGTACTTCGTACAGACTTGCTGGCTTAGGAGCAGGACTAGTATATGAGATAGCAGTTGCAACATATGATGAGTATAATAATACTTCCTCTAATTATGTTTCTGGATCTAATGTTACTGTAGGAGGAACCCCATATATTGCAAGTACTGTAGATGTTACTGGTTATTTTAAAGCAAAAGCAAATCCTACAGATGCAGATAGTACAGCTTTTAAATTTGGTTATGGCGTAGATACTGGGAAACGAGGCTTAGTATTTAATCCTAATAATTATTGGTATATAGATTCATCTCAATCGGCTTCATTAAAAGTTGGCGGAGCTACAACAAATTACATAGAATGGAATGGCTCCTCATTTGTTATAGATGGAGACCTAAGAGCAAAGAAAGGTTCTTTTAGCGGAAACGTAAGCATAGCAAGCGGTGCTTCTATCTACAGCGGCTCTCTTGTAAATAATACAGTTACAGCCACAGGGGATACTGGTGGATCTTTAAGTGGAGCTGGCTACATATTAAATTCATCTGGTTTAACATTTAGCTCTGCATCAGTTTCTGGAATAACAACAATTGATGCAACCACTGGAAAGCTCACTACTGCTAGTGCAAACATTGGAGGCTGGGATGTAAACTCAAGCACAATAAATAACACTTCAAGCAGCGGAACTGTAACACTTGATTCAAGCAATGCTCAAATAAGATTAACAAGCCCATCTTATACTGCTGGTATAGCAACTCCAAACACAAACTCCGCTAGCGATATTGTTTTTTGGGCAGGCGGAGCTAGAAGTACTGATGCTAACTTTTATGTAAAAGCAGACGGAACTGTTGTAATGAAGTCTGCAATTATAACTGGATATGCCTCATCAGGCGATATTCCAGATGTTTCTGGATTCATTACCGCAGGACAAGTTAATGCAAATGTAACAAGTATTGATGGAAGTAAAATAACAACAGGTATTATAAAAAGCAACAATCATTCTGGCACTAATGACGGATCTGATTTTTCTACTTCTGGAACAGCAATTAATCTAACTGGCGGAGGAATATCAGCAAAGAACTTTAGATTAACATCTGGAGGAGACGCATTCTTTAACGGAACTGTATTTTCAAGTATATCTTTATCTGCTCCTTCTATTACTGGTGGAACAATTGGTGGAGCAACAATTACTGTTTCAGATTCTTTTACTTCAAGTGGACTTTACTCTGCAGATGATAATTTAACAGAAGGAGCGGATAATGATGCTAATGGCTCCGTAAGCACAATTGGAAGTGGAACAACATCTGCTACTCTTTCAATAACTGGAGGAAAAATTAGCTCTAACTCAACATTAAGATTAGAGGGGGCAAGTTATACAGAAATTTTATCTGGCGGAACACAGTCCGCAATGTTTTCAAATACAAGATCATCTATGCAATTTAGTACTGGACTGTACCTTGGAGACCCAACTAAATCATCTCAATCAAATGTTCAGTCTACTGGCTCAAGCAGAGTTCCATGGATAAGCTTAGACGCAAGTCTTCGTTTAAGAAAAGGAGCGCCACTACTATACCCTGGCGGAACCGCTGGTGCATATGTAAGAAATATTTATATTAAGCAAACAAGTGCTACAACTATCAGTAATACTACTGGTAACATCGGAGATATTTATATCACATATTAGGATGACAAATGCCAATATACACTAAAAAATCTGACGGAACGTGGTCAACAAATGCAAAAAAGATATTTGTTAAGGCTGCCGACGGGCTATGGAAATCTGCAACCAGATTGCTTGCAAAAACTCCAAGCGGTTGGGTACAGATGTGGCCAGGAGATGCTCCAGCAAACAATCCTAATGATCCAGTTAATATAAGATTAAATAGTTATAGCGGCACAGTAGCATCAAGTCCACAATTTATAAACACTGTTTTATATGGACATGACAATAATGGAGCAAGCGTAATTGGAGCTACTCCTATAACTATTACAAATAGAAAGATGCAATTAGCAACAGATAATACTGGACAAACTGATCGATATCAGGTAGAGTCAACAGATATTTATGATTTGACAAGCAATTCGGAGTCAAACGTTGCAGAAAAAAGATTTTATGCAGATGCATGGTGGTTGTTTTATCAGCTAGATGCAACAAATATTTGGGGAACAACTAGAATATTTTCTGCTAATCCAATTAAAATTATAAAACAGCAACCTACATTTAGCGCAAACTCACCGTCCCTGTCTGGAGATTATTCTGGAACAAACCCGTTTCTTTCTTTAAGCTTTTCATTCAGCGATACATGGTGGAAGTCGGCAGATCTTTCTAGATCGTATATTAAATGGTGGCAAAATACTTCTAAAACACCAGGTGGGACACCACTTAAAACTACATATATAGACGTAATATCTGGACTTTCTACTACTAGAAGTGGCGGAGTATACGAAGATTATGATGGCTCAGGAACAACAGTAAGCGGAAACGATTATTATACAGTAAATGGCGGTATCCCAGCTGGACAATATATCATAGCAGAAGTTGTTTTAATTAATTCATATACAGATCATTACAACTCACCAGTATCCGCTTTTGTTTCATCTGGAGACAATCCTACGATAACAGACTTGTCAGTATTAGATGATAACGGAAATAGCGTCGTAGATAATCAATCCCCAGCTAGAATAATGTCAGATGGGTATTTAAATTTTACAGCAACAGTTTCAGATGCAGCGTCATCTACATATTATTTACTAGAACCAAGAATGTATAACTGGGTAAACGGAAGCACTTATGAGTTTAATACGTCTACAGTAATAGGAAGCAATTCATGGCCCACCGATTTGACTCCATATTCTACTGTACTAAATGGAACTACGGCAACTGTAAAATGGAGAATATATATTGATGCAAACACATTGTATGCTATTGGAGGTCCAACATATTCAGGAGGACAGGCTAGGTGGCAATTTGAATTTAGAGTAAGTGCACGAGCATCTTCAACTGCAACAAATGCTTCGGCTTCTTATTTTACAGGAATTGCGTCTCTTGGCGGAGACACCGTATATCTTCAAGGACTAGATCTCCCAGCAATGGTTAATGTTCATCCGTCTTCCGCAATGACATTAAACGTAAGTTCTACAACACCATCTCTAGGATCATCTGTAACGTTTTCTGGAACAACAGTGGGATATCCAACTTCAACATATTCGTCTTTTCCAAGAAGATATATAATAGAGTATGGAGATGGAACCGACAGTGGTTGGCAATATTTTTCAACTGGCACAAGTAATCCAAGCTTTTCTGGAATAACAAAAACATATTCTAACGCTGGCACTTATACGGCTACATTAAAATGGGAACCTCAAGGAGATCCATCTAGAAGCACACGGTCTAGAACAATTACAGTTGCTGCAGCACCTACAAAACTTGCAACACCAACAAATGTTTCGGCTACCGACACCAGAACAGATGGAGTAAATATAACCTGGAGTGCTGTTTCTGGAGCTGATTATTACGGAGTATGGTATGGTCCTCCAGCACCAAGTTATGACAGCAACCCAGACTTTGGAGGACCAAACAACCCAAGCGTTATTACAGGAACTTCATATCTAGATACTGCTATTGGAAGTGGAGTTACAAGAGATTATTACGTTCAAGCATTTCGAACAAATAATCCAACTGGAACAAAATCAGAATGGAGTGCTGGAGATTCTGGAACAAGAGCAGTTGCTAGTACCCCTCCAAGTGGTGGTAGCGTTAGCCTAAGCCCTTCAGGAACCGTACAAGCAAGAACAACAATAACCGCAAGTGTTACTGCAATGACTGGCACTGCAACAATAACATATTTTACATCAATTCGTAAAAGAACAGGTTCTGCTCCTACATCAATTACAGATGGGACAGAAGTGGCAAGCGGAACTGGGACTGGAAATGTTGCTACACACGTTATTACAGACAGTGAAGCGTCTGGAACACCAGACCAATTTAGAGCTTTTACCACTGGAACAAATAGCGCTGGCAGTAATACAGTAGCATCTAATACAGTTATATCAACTCCATATGTTGAACCTGTAGTTACTCCATCAGGAGGAACCGCAACTTCTACTCCATCAACTGGAACTGCTGGAACAACAACTTATATAGGATCTACATCAGGATGGTCTGGATCACCAACGTCATATTCATACTCATGGCAATATTTTTCTCAAAGCTCATTTTCTTGGGTGGCAGTGGCTTCTGGAAGCTCGTTTTCTCCTGCATCTAATATAAATACTTTATATCCAAATTATGGTTGGCAACTATCTGTTGGAGCAACAAATTCAGCAGGTACTGGATATGCAACAACATCTATTACGGTTAATAGTCCAGCAACTCCTTCAATTCCAGCTACACCAACAAATGTTGCTGTAAGCACCAGTGGTCTCGTAACTTGGGATGCAGTTTCTGGTGCGGATACTTATGAGGTATTAAATTATACAGATCGTTCCTCAGCCCCAGCCAACACAACTAACCGCCTTGGTCCGTATACTACTACAGGCATAACTGGAACATCTTTACAGCTTAGCTCTACTCAAGGGTACGCAGGCTCAAATAATTATGCAAGAGCGCAGGTAAGGGCTAGAAATTCTGCTGGTGTGTCAACATATTCAGCATGGTTTCCATCAAGCACAACTTATGTATAGGAGAATATATGCTTACTAATGAAGAAAAAATAGATTTTATTATTAATCGCATTAATAATATAGATGCTCAAATTAAGTCTTTTATAGATAATGCAGAACTCTGCGCTGGAAAGTATGTGATAGAAGAAGAGGTTTTAACCTGTAATATAAAAAAGAAGGCTCTAGCTCAGGAGTTAGACCTATTGACTAATCAAGGTTAAATGATATAATTATGAAAGGAGGTATACCATGGCTATTGAATTAACAAATGAAGAGAAGCTAAACATTGTAAACCAGCATATTAAATCTGTAGATTACAACATTTACGGATTACAACTGGATTTACTGGAAGCTCAAGCAGTTGATGCACCAGATCAAACACAGATCTCTTCTCTAAATAGCAGAATTTCTTCTGCTAATGCACGAAGAGTAGTACTTGTCACAGAAAGAAATTCTTTGACACCTCAATCAGAAGAGTAAAATAAATGTCAGATAAAGTTCAACTAGTTATAACAGCATTACAGCAAAGAATAGGCGAACTAGTTTCTAATTACGAAACTCAAATTGCTATATTACGTGCAGACTATACAAATGCTTTAGAAGAGTTAAATAAAAAAGAGAAAGAAGCAGATGATAAATTTGAAGCGAAAGAGGCCTACTCAGAGCACCTTAGCGATCTCGCAGCCGACTAATTTCCCTTCAGGTATCGCTGTTAAAACAGATAAAGATACATATTGGATTAAAGACGGCAAGAGGTATAAACTGATTTCAGATAGGGCCGCCCAGTCTTGGTGCTTTACTACGGTATTAGCAACTGAGGCGGCATTATCAGGAATTAAGCTTGTGGGTAAATTAGGCTTTCGAGACGGCACCTTGATTAAGAGTGTTGCAGATGGTAAAATGTATCTAGTATCACAGAATAAACTGAGACACATTGTAGACCCAGATTCGTTTAATCGATATGGTCTTGATAGGTCAAAAATGATCGAGGTATCTGAAAAAGAAATCTCGGCACATGATTTAGGAGAAAATATATAATGAGTGAAACTTTTAACGATGGCGATCCAATTGATGCCACCCTGCTTCAAAAATTAAAAACAGATGTGGCAAAAGCCACAGCATTGGCGGGAAGAGCAGCAAGTGCTGGGTCTACCATTAATGTTGCTGGGGATATTATCAATAAAAGTGCAGCAGAAATTGTTACTCCTAAATTTTATGGAGGCAGGACTGAGGCAAAGATTCCTTTAAAAGCTGGAGCCTATGTTCCATTTACATGCGTTTTCCCAAAAGGATTCTTCAATAAGAAACCAATTGTTACTGTTAGTCCTTATGCGCCAGGCAAGACTAAAAATGATTGTCTAGCGTATGCCCCTCAAATTCTTTCTGTTAGTTTAGATTCAGCTGAAGGTAGAGTTAGAGTCCCATCAAATACACCTGTTGGGGACATATATATGTATTTTATAGCAGTCCAGAACTAACCTATTGACAACCTAGTTCTATATGCTACAATTTGTTAAATACCAAGTCACGGACTCGTGACTTTTTTTACGTAAGGAAATAAATGGCTAACGATTTAAAATGGATGCTATCTTCAGATCAGCAGTTTCCATATCAAGATGATAAGATGATTGCTCTGTGGTTTAAGGTTCTTAAATGGTTTAAGCCAGATGTAGTAGACTACCTTGGAGATACTGACGATCAGGCATGTTACAGTAAATACACAGAAGGTCGTTCAGCAGAGTTTTTAAATTTACACAAGACAGATAGTCGTGATCTTATTGTTCCTATGATGCGTCATGAAGCAAAGGGCGCTAGAGAGTTTTATACAAAGACTCGTGAGATGTTACCAGAAGCTCAACTATTTTCTGCTCTTGGAAATCACGATGTTAGAATTTTTAATTATGTAGATGCAAAACTTCCAGATTATATTAATGAAGTAACTCCAGAAGCATTGTGGGGGCTAGACTCACTGGGATATGAATATATTTATTACGATTCTTTACCTAAGCGGAGATTTGGAGATGTTCATGTTCATCATGGAATTTCAATTGCTGCAACTGGTTCTGTTCGTAAAGACATGGAAGATCTTCAAGTATCATTAATTCGTGGGCACTCTCACAGAATTGCATCCCACCTTGTAACTTATGAACTAAGAAACAATGGTGAAGGTGAAACGCTTCGTGGATATGAGATTGGACATATGTGTGATGAAAAGGGTCCAGGAATGAAATATACTCAACACCACGATTGGCAAAAAGGATTTGCAATAGCACATATTGTAAATGATTATCCTCATATTCAAATGATCCACGTTGCCCCAGATTACTCATGCGTTGTTGACGGGAAAGTCTTTGCGCTATGATGAAATGTCAAAAGTGTAGTGGTCGAGTATTTGTTGATAGAGTATTCTCTCAAAAATTACACACAGAATTATTTTGCATCCTTTGCGGCAAGCGTTGGATGGTCAACAAGGAGACAAGTGCATTTGGTAAATGGCTAGAGAAAACAGACAGAGATTACGCAAAAAGTTCGTCTATTTCTTCTTAAACGGTAAAGTACATAAAGTACTAAGACTATCAAGAGCTAAAGACGAAGTGGTTGCCTGGTCCTATGTAGATAAAAAAAGAGTTATGTATTCGTATGCCCAAGTAGATAAAAATATGGAAAGGGCATATACTGTATTAGAAGCAGGCAAAATTTTAGGCAGGCATAGGGTAACAATTGAAGAATATATTTTGCAGGGCAAAATCAAACAGCCTCAAAAAGTATATCCAATTAGTAATCCAGAAAGCACTTGGTCTAAATACATGTTGAGCGAATCGGACATTTTGGACATTCATCAATTCATTATTGATGCTGGCCACATAAGAGATCTTCCCTCAAGGGCAGAACTGCAGGCTCTTCTCAAACACAATTTAATATTGTATACTAAGACCACTGACGGTAAATTTGTCCCTGTATGGAAGGCGGAGTAATGGCAGAAACAAGAGTTAAGGTAGACCTATCTTTTACACGTAACCTCGGAAATTACGAAAGCATTAGAATTAATGTTGGCGTTGAAGACGATGTTCGCAAAGGAGAAAATGTAGAGACGGCTACCGAAAGAGTGTACGCCTTTGTAGAAAACAAGCTTATTCAAAAGACTCGTGAAGTTGAAAAGGAATTGAACAGTGGCAAATGAAAAACAGCCTTACGTTCTTATTGGGCTATATGAATCTCTTTATTTGGAAAAGTACAGCAAGAAGCCTAAGCTAAACAAGTTTAGAGAAAAGTGGGCTATGCAAGATGTTATAGATAGTGTAGGATTTGAAAGGGCTAAACAGCTTTTGATATACTATTTCAAAACATCTAAGTACGGGCACCCACTACAATTTTTTTATTATAACTTTGATAAGATTGATAGGGTTCAGCACGACACAGAGCAGGACAAGATACACAGAAGTATTTTAAGAGAAGAAACTAAGAGAATGGTTGAGGGAGATAAATGAATACAGAGGCGGAACTAATATCTGCAGTATGCAAGAATAAAGACATAAGCACTCTTCTTGCAGATAACGTAGATGATATCTTTACATCACACCGTGACATTTGGAACTCTTTAAAGTCATACTACTATAAATTTAAGGCTGTACCAGAAGTAGGAATCTTGGTAGAGCGCTTCAAAGACTTTGAGCCAGTTGCAACCAAAGGTGAGACTGGTTATTATTTAGATAAACTTAAGAACGAGTATCTAACCAGTAGACTAAAATCAATTCTTATTCAATCTGGATCCGCATTAAAAGAAGATGCAGCAGCCCGTGTACTTGCAGAAATGCAGATGAAGCTTGCGTCGTTAACAAAGTTTACAAACAATGTTCGTGACGTAGATGTTATTGACCTAGAAGCAGCAGAGAATCATTTCCTTTCAGTTAAAGAACGTTCTGCAGTTATGGGCGGAAGTCCAGGAATCCTCACAGGATTTGAAGCAATTGATGCTGCATATCCTACAGGAATGGCTCCAGGACATTTAATTGTTGCTATTGGTTGGCCAGGTCGTGGTAAGACTTGGTTTACTTCCTACCTTGCATGTAAGGCTTGGGAGCAAGGCTTCAAACCAATGATTGTTTCTCTTGAAATGTCGCCAGAGAATATGCGTGATCGTATATATACAATGATGGGCTCTGGATTATTTAAAGCTTCTGATTTCTCAAAGGGTGATGTAGATGTTGATACATTTAAATCTTGGGGTCAGAAAAAGTTTGCTGGAAAGAATTCATTTATTCTAGTATCAAATGAGGGAACTGCAGAAGTAACACCTGCAACTATTCAAGGAAAGATTGATCAACATAAGCCAGATCTAGTCATCCTTGATTACCATCAATTATTTAATGACAACAAGAGAAGCAACTCTGAAGTAGAGCGTAACCGCAATATCTCTCGTGAGTTTAAACTTCTAGCGGTATCAAATAACATTCCCGTAATAGATATTACCGCAGCCACAGCAGATGATATCTCAGATCAAGACAATCCTCCAATGATGAGTCAGGTTGCTTGGTCAAAGGCAATTGAGTATGATGCTGATATGGCAATGGCTATTCACAGATACCCAGGAACTAATATGATTGAAGTTGTTTCAAGAAAAAACCGTCACGGTCAAGATTTTGATTTCTATCTCGATTGGGATATTAATCGAGGTATTATTACTCCGATTTATGAAAACCTACCATCTTTAAATAATGACCCATCGAAAAATTAAAAGGTTTCAGATTGAGGTAGAGTTTGAAGATAACTCTCAGCTAATAAGTTTACGTCCTCAATACGAAAATTTATTAACACATGACATGAGAGGAAAAGGATACGTCAGGGTACTTGACATAGACCCTGCCTTTTCGGTAGAATTTACGGGCGAGACATGGAAGTTCTTAATGAGCATTCATGGTGTTTATGTGGGAAAGAAGAAGGCATGGCAATCAGAGGGTATAACACAAGGGAAGTCGATACCACGCAGTACACGCCAGCACATATTAAATCAATCCTAAAATCAATAGGGTTGGAAGTGACTGGTGAGACTAGCAATGACTTTCTATGCTACTGCCCATTTCATTCAAATAGACACACATCAAGCTTTAGCGTAAGCCGTGAGAAAGGCGCTTTCATTTGCTTTAATCCAGCATGCGGAGAAGCAGGCACTCTTCAAGAGTTAGTTAAGCGTGTAATGAACAAGACAGAGTTTGAAGCAATGAGATTTATATCTTCAAAGGAGGCGGAAGCCTTAGAAAACTTTGACGAGTTGCTTGCAGAGACAATGGCAGACAAACCAGTATTTGAAGAGTTTTCTAAAGAAACATTAGATAAATTACATAAAGGATTAATATCAAGCGACAAAGCAAAAGATTATTTTAAGTCTCGTGGCATATTATCAGAAGCATTGTCTTACTTTGAATTAGGATATTCAGAAAATATGGGCATGGTAACTGTTCCAGTTCATAGCCCAGATGGAATGGCTATAGGAATTGTTGGCAGATCTATAGAAGGTAAAGCATTTAAGAACAGTACAAATTTGCCTAAGAGCAAAACATTATTTAATATTCACCGTGCCAAAAAAATTGGAGATCAGGTAATAGTTGTAGAGTCGAGCTTTGATGCAATACGCATACATCAGGCTGGGTTTCCAAATGTTGTGGCAACACTAGGTGGGTTCTTGTCAACAGAACAACACAATCTATTAAATAGACATTTTAATAAAATAACTATTATGACAGACAATGATGTTGCTGGCAGGGAATTAGGGTACAGCATAGCCAATAAATTAAAGTTCAAAGACCTCTTGTGGGCTTCGTACGAATATGGTAAGATATACCCTCATGGTGCAAAAGATGCTGGCGATTTAACCGACGAGGAGATAAAAGCTTGTATTAAAA